ATGAAAAGCGCTCTTCCCGCCCTGTGCGCACTCGTGCTGCTGAGCAGCTGCGAGGTGACCACCACAGGCTATTCCCCCTATCTTGAACCAATTCCCGGTAGCATCACCTATGGCGGGCAGCCGCGCACGAGACTGACCAAAGCACCGATCGGCAGCATCGTTCCGCACCAGTTCAACGACCGGTTTGGCCGGCGGGTCTACGAGACCTATGTCATCGAACCGGATCGCTCGCTGCGTTTGGTAAGCCGTCGTTATCGCGGCCTTTTCCCCTTCGATGACGACGACTGAGCATGCGGCAGTCGAGGCGTGGAAAGGTCGGTGATCATCATCCTGCTCTAGCAGCATCAACGTCCGTTTGACGACATCGGCAAAGGTCACGCCGAGCGCTGCACCAGCGATACCGATGACGCCGAGTGCACCCATTCCCATCAGCTTCCATCTGCGCACGTCCTCGATCACCGGGTTCATCCCGGCAATATCATCCTTGACGAGCCTCATTGATCCCTCGAGCGTACTCACGCGCTTGACGAGTTCTTCCATGCGACCACTCATCGAGACCCTCCCCGCCTCGGACCTGTCTTCCGACCGCCGGAAATCCTCGCGCAGGTTCTTCACCTCCGCGATCAGCGTCCCAAGCTGCTGGTGAACGCCGGCGTCAATCATCGTCGCGCTCCCCGTGCCTGGCGCATTCGGCCCTCGTCCAGACGGAGGCGGCGCAGAGGCCGACCACCGTGCGATCGATCCTGCGCTGATCCGCCGGCGTCGCACCACGCGCGCTGACGAGCTCAGTTCCGACGACCTCGCGAAGGCCGCTCACACTTGCCGACCCCGAAGTTCCACAGCCCGCCAGAAGAAGAGCAGGCATCATAGTCAAGGCGCTGTGCGTCAGCGCTTTTTGCCGCTTCATTATTTTGCCTTTCAATTGAACTGCGCACCGCTCGCGCGCCATCTTCGCGGATCTCGTGCACGGCCCAGGAGATGGCAGCAAGCACGAGCACTCCGACGAATAGTTTGCCCCAGGGAAACGTCATCGCCTGAGCCCCAATGCGTCGCGAACCGCCGGCATCGATGAGACGGCGTAAATCGCAAAACCGACGATCGTGGTCAGAATGGCTAGCTGCACCCGCCAATCGAGCGCCACCAGGTTCAGTTCTTTGAGCGCCGTTATGATGGTGCCGCCCGCCGTCAAGAGCCATGTCCAGAAGCGGCCGGATCGGGCAACCGGCTTGCGCGGTCTTGCCGGCCTCCCTACCGCCGCCTCGCCTGCCCGACCTTTTTCCTTTTCCGGTGAGCGGCCGGCAGCCAGCGCCGCGCGAAGCACCGCTTCGAACGTCTCCGGCTTCACCAAAGCCCTGTTGAGCCCGTCTCCGGCATAGTAGGACTGCCCACGCTTCACCCGCCGCCGGTCGCCTTCGGTATCGGCAAGGACGGGCAGCGACGCCCACTCCATGGCCAGGCGCTTGCCGAATTCGGGGAGGCTGATCTCACCCCCCAGGTAGGCGGCAAATCCCCGGCGGTTGAGTAGATGATAGCCGAGCCCGTCCTGAAGCGCCGGATCGAAGACGAGATCTCTGCTCAGTAACGGGATTTCCTTCAAAAGCCCGGCCAACGTCGCACGCATGAATTGCTAGCCGCCCGCCGCACTCGACCCATGCGCCTTCGACCACGTCTTCTGCGCATCGATCACTTCGCCGAGCGTCATCGCGGTAAGCGGCTTCGCTAGGTTATCCTGCCGGTGGGCATAAATGACATCATAGGACGCGCGGTCGCTGCTGCCGACTTCCGCCTTACGGATATTGGCACCGGGTGCTGCAAGCTCATCCGTCTCCCATTCCGGGTGATAGGTGGTGCACTTGCCCTTTTCGATCAGCGAGTAGATCGGGGTGTCTTCCGGAGTGATCCGCGACACCACGTCGGAAAGCTCCTCGCGGTTGCCGACGGCCTGGGTCGTGAGAACTGCCATTTGCTGGTCCTTCTGTCGTGATGAAATTCACCGCCCGTGCGCCCGGAAAGGCACGCGGAAAGCGTTGAATGTGGTGAATGAAGGCGCACCCGAACGTCGCTGAACAAGCGCCTCTTGCATGCTTGCCGCTCGGCTACGCCTGTCGATTACTCGAAATCGACCGCCATCGCGTCGCGGATCGATCCCGTTCTCGAAAGCCGCTGCATCGCCTCCCGGCTTTCACGCCTTTGGTGCTGCGCTTGGCTCCTGGCCTTCATGCGCGGCGTGGACACCGGTGCGGCGTTGACCTTCTGCAGTGCCTTTGCCCGCGCGCGTTCCGCAAGAAGCCCGAGCCTGGCATAATGCGCGAGCTTGAAGAGCCGGTGGTCGACGACCTCGCGTACCTCCTCGTCGGAAAAGCCGAGTTCCCTTGCCGCCTCAAAAGCGTCTTCGAAGAAGGCTTGCCGCCCCCCATCGTGCCGCGTCTGGGGGAAAGCCTCGAGGAGCTTGGCGTTCTCTGCCTCCAGCCTCTCTTCGCTCGCCGCGGCCTGAAGCTCCGCCGCAACGGCTGCCGGTCCTTCGCCGAGCGCCATTACCCGCGCAAGCTGCTCCAGCCCCGCCTGGTGCAGCGCCCACTGTCGCTGATAGGCTTCCGGATCGTGGCGCCTCAATTCCACTGGCGGCTCGTCGGGGATCTGGGCCGCGATCAGTTCCGCAACGCCGTTGGCCGTAGCAGCGACCCGGCTACTCATGCTTTCGAGCATCCAGCCGCGGTTGGCGAGATCCTGGGTCTTGTGCCGGTAGTCTCGGTCCCGCATGTAGCCGAGCTTCAGTTCCTCGAGCGGAACCTCTTCGCCGCCCTTGAGCGTGACGATCATGTCCTCGGCTTCGTTGGCCGCCTCCTCCTCGTCAGGAAAGGTCGGCTCGTCGCCTTCGGCATCAGCATCGTCTCGCTCTTGAGCAAAGTTCACGGTCTCCTCGCCGTCCAGCTCTTCCTCGTCCTGTGGGTTGGCCTCGTTCGGCTCCCAGAAGTCGAGGTCGTCAAAGCTTGCGGGCTCAAGCGAGCCGTCAACGGTTTTGCTCCCGCCAAAAGGCAGGTTGGCACTATCGTTCATCATGGAAAGACCTTTTCAAGAGATTGTTCGGGGCGGAGCAATGGCGCCAAGCGCCCCTTCCGCACCCGGAAAATTGGCGTCGTTTCAAAACGCTGCGGCGGCTTCATGAATCTCATTCACGCGCCGCTTCACAGAAGGCAGGACCAACAAGTCGCTCTGACATCCTGCCTATGAGAGCGCCAGCACTTCACGCCGGCGCGTTGGTTCCCTCGGCCTTGGCTTGCTCCGTCAGGAACTTGAGCTTGCCTCGGAACTTGCGGATCGCCCGCGCCTCTGCCGCAAAGGCCGCGCGCATCTCCTGGTCGGTAATCTTCGCATTGATGCAACCGTTGATTGCCGACGTTTCCAGTTCGTCCATCAGCCGATCGAACAGCGGACTGTCGAGCAGCGCCCGCGCAGCGGCAGTTCTTTCCTCTGGTTTCATGTCACCTTGTCTCCCTTGAGAAGTTACACGGCTGATTGCTGTTTTGTTCTGAACTACCTACTGGAGTACAAGTAGGGTCCACCCTCACGGCAGGGAGTTCGAATCACGTTGCACGGAGGGATTGATTCCCGCTTTGTTCCGGTCTACCACTTGCTTACGGTAGAAGCGTCTTGGCTGAGAACCGCACGATTGGCCGAAGAGTTCCCATCCGTGACCAACAGGGCTCAACTATGAAGAAAATTGGCCTCGCATTTGACGCTGTTGCCGGCGTCGTCTTCAATATTCTCGATCTGCTCATCTTTGAACCATCGCACGGCGCGAGTGGTTGTGCCCCTGCTGAGCCTTGGCAAAATTCAAGTTCAGGAAATCTATGCAGAGGATATCGCGTTTAATTGGCTTGGCCTCAAGCGCCTGCCATCTGGCCGGCTCCTGCTGAGCTCTTCGATGAGCAACCTTGCGGGCGCTGTCTTCTGGTTCCTTTGCCTGGCGATATTTTTCCTAAGCACCCGGGGTTCATGAGGGTCGGCGGACTGCGTTCTGGACGTTCAATCGCTCCATTGACGTTGCACTTCTTTTAAGGAAGCCCGGCTGGGGAACAGCTCATCCCAAAGCCCGCCTCTCTTTCCGAAGGCGAGCTACCATCTGTCGCTGGTTGACCCGCCGCTGGCACCCGTGATCTGCGCTCGGCCGGGGCCATTGCCGGTGCGTTGCGATGATCATTTGGATTTCCCTTGTAAGACTCCTCCCAGAACTTCGGACTCTGATGATAAGCGTCATACGCGTCGTGCCATGTGATGCCGAAGTCGCGGGAGATCCGGTCGGCATAAGCCTCATCGGGATTGAGCGTGTCGTTGAACATCGACTTACCCATTTTGTTGCCTATTCTCTTAAGTACCTGATTGAGCAAAAGAGCCTGCATACAGCTCTCTCCATTGGGCAAAAACCGCGCATTCGGCCGCAATGCGACCGGATGCACGACTTCTTTGGTTTTTGTGATTGGGTGGGGCTGCTAGCTCGGTGAGCTATGCGCTCCTTGTCATAACGCCATGGACAGGCGCCGACTTACTTACGCCGGGTTAATGCTCACTTAGCCCTTGTAAAGCTGGCTCGTGTTTGGCGCGGTTGGCCTGCTGGCCGGCGCCTCGATGGTGGTGATCCCGATGTCCGGCGAGCCGTCGGTTGCCCAGCATGAACATGGCTCACCCGCCGGGCCGGTACCATAGGGGCAAACCTGCTCGGGGGTCGTGCACTGCCGGGGGCCCGGCTTAGCCACGGGCTGGGCTCCGGCCGGCTGAAGCTTGACCGAGCCGCGTGCCGGCGCCGTTGGCACAGCTGTTTCGCTGCACGAAGAGAGCACGAGCGGAACAGCAATCAAGAACAAGGAGATGCAGCGAAGGTTCTTCATGGCATTAGCCCTATTCCGGGCCGCGACAGGTTTCAACCCCCACTTGGCACCATCTTCGATCTTGCCCCAGCAATTGCATATCCATCCCGCGATCGCTGCCGCCGCGCGGCCCGGCACCACCAAGCGCCGGCATTCCCTTGGTACGCGCTTCGCGCTCATGCGCCGGGTAGCTGGCGATAATCCTTTGGCGCTCTTCCGGCGTGTAGTGCTCGGCGTCGTCGATCGCCATGGTGATGACCTCGCGATCCGGCGATTTTTCCATCAGATATCTCGCCACCACGGCGCTCAACCCCTTGAGCGGGGTAAAGGTAACTGCAATCGAGCCGCGCGTCGCATTGGTGCGGGTGATGCCCTCGAAGTAAACGTCTTCCGGGGGCTCCTCGTCGAACCAGACGTAATCGACCGTGTTCGCCTGCCATTTGCCGCGCCCCTGCTCATAGGCCTTGAAGAGCAGCGTCGAGGTACCGCCCGAGACATGCCGCACGGTCACGCTGTCGAGCGCGCCGGAGGCCCCCGAGCGGCGAGTGGTCGCGACGATCGTTGCTTTCGGAATAAAGCCTGTGCCCCAGTCGTCGTCGTTGAGTGGCGGGCCGATCAGCAGACGCTGGACACCGTCGCGCGTCAGCTCGTAGGACTCCGAGCCCGCCAGCATGACGATCGGCTTGTCGAACTGCCTGCCCTGCCACCAATCCGGGTAGCGCCCCGTCAGATGCATCGCCGCTTCCGCCGCTCCGGCGAGCGTCTTGCCGAGCTGGTTGCCGGCCATAAACAGGCGTTCGCGGACGACGGCGCCTGCCGCGTGGAAATCCTTCTGCTTCCGATAAGGCTGATAGCCGGCGAGTAGGTTCGTGCGCCGCCGCCGGTCGAGCTCCGCCAGCAGCGCAATTTGCTCCCTTAGCATCACGGAGAGCTCGGACGCAGCGCTTCCCTGGGATGGGCCGGTTGAGGTCATCCTTGCTCGTTTCCTGGTTCTCTATTGCCGCTCTGCACCGCAAATCGTCCGGCTGGACGGCGATGTCACAACGTCCATAATGGTGACCGCTGGGCGTTGCTCGCCATGGCTCAGTCAGCGCTCGCCGATCGGGAGGCACAATCATGATCGAAGGCCATTGCCATTGCAGATCGGTTCGCGTCACGGTGCCCGTTCGTCCCGAAACGCTTGGCGATTGCAACTGCTCGCTCTGCAGCCGGATCGGTGCGCTCTGGGGCTACTATCCTGTCGAGGAAGTCACCGTCAGCGATCCCGAGAAGAAGCTCGTGGGCTATGTGCAGGGCGACAGGACCTTGACGATGCATCATTGCAGCACGTGCGGCTGTACCACGCACTGGTCGCCGATCGGGCGCAAGTCGTCGCGCATGGGCGTGAACATGCGCATCTTCGATCGCTCGGTCTGGGAGCAGATACCGCACCGCCTGATCGACGGAGCAAGCTGGTAACACCCGCCTCTTACACCCAGCGGATTCGACCGCACATCGACCTGACCGACAACGATCAGCAGATAATCTTCCGAATTGTAACGCCAGGAACAGCCCTACAGCGCCGCGCGTCTTATCAGACGTGTAAAGGTCGCTGTAGCACTTTGAGTTGCTGCATCCCTTAAATCGAGGTCGATTTAAGACGACATGCAGTAGAGCGCGCAACGTCCTTCTATCTGCATGTTCTCAGATGTTTGAGAACATGCTAAATCTCGTGTTTTCAATGAGGGGAACACCACTATGCCACGTATTGCCAATCTTTACTTCAAGACCGCCATAATCTTCCTGATCCTCGGCATCTCCATCGGACTGCACATGTCGATTTCGGGCAATCACGCCGCTACCGGTGCGCATGCGCACGCCAATCTGCTCGGCTGGGTGACGATGGCGATCTTCGGCGTTTATCACGCACTCAATCCGCAGAAGGCAGCGAGGCGCCTAGCGACGATTCAATACGCCGTCTACACCTTCGGCGTAGCGGTGCTTATCCCATCGCTCTATTTGATGCTTTCGGGAAACGCCGCGATGGAACCGGTCGTCGCCGTCTCGTCGCTTATCGCCTTCGCCGGCGTTCTCCTGTTTGCCGTGATCATCTTCTCGAGCGGCGAAGTCGTCGCCACTGCAGCGTCTCCCGCACGCTGATCTTTCTCCGGGACGGAAAGGGCGCCGCGCGCGCCCTTTCACTCGCCCTTCCTCGTCATCCTCTGGCTGGACGCGAGGTCCATCTGCGCCGATCGCCTTGACCGGCGCGCACGTGTTTTCCGTCCAGCAAGCAATGGTCGAATTGCCGCGTCAAGCGCGCGGATGCGCTCGATAAGTTGCTCGCCGAAAGCTCGTCCATGCCGCCCGCAGCGGCGTTCAAATCCTTCGGCTGGAGCGAGGCAACGAGCTTCAGATAGCTCTCCGGCTTCTCCTCGCGAACACGGGCGATCACGTCGACGCCATGCACCGCGAAATCCGCCTGCACCGCATTCAGGAATGCACCGCCCACCTGCCCGCGGCCGCCCGTCACCCGCCTCTCGGGAAGCCCGGCTTCCATTGCCGCATCGTCAGCCACTTCCCCGGCGCGTTCCGGCCTTTCGTCTTCCATCATCGCGCTCTCCATTTTTCTTGCCACCGCTCGGTCTCAAACAGAGCGCGGCGCGTTGTCGGCGCGTGTATGCTGTCGCACAAATCCACCCATAATTGCACCAGAATCGCGACGGAGATTGAATTGCAGGCGGCTGCATAACGCAGCCGTTGAAGCCAGCAGGGGACCATGCGCCATATCTTTGCCGCCGCCATCGTGATCGCCGCCTCGACCGCCTTTGCCTTAGCGGGAAATCAATCCGGCAAACCACGTTATTTCGTGAAAGCGTGGCTTCAAAAACAGACAAGAGCTTCGAGCACACCACCGGCTGGTGCGACGACAGCTATCGCTGTAATCCGCATACAGAGGTTCTCTACTATCGCCTTGCGGACGAGCTCGCCGATAAGGACCGCGTCGAATTCGGAACCATCTACATCGCACTGGAAGATTTGCGGTAGATCGCCGCTTCCAGCGCCTTAGTTATTTGATCGTGTAGTGCATTGATATGGCTGCTTCACGCAAGCCGTTTGCGGCGTTGAGCACTTGGCCTTGCCGTCGGATACAGAACAGAATGAGCATTGGTCGTTGAACTCCAGGCAGTCCGGATTGGCATGCAGGAAATCCTTCATGCTGGCGGCCTGTTCTTGGTCCACCCCTGGTATTTCGATCCGGTCGGCCGAAAAGACTGCTGAAGGCCCTACTATTATCGCCAGGAGCGCAATGTAATATTTTGACGTGTGTATCATTCGAACTCCATCTTTCAGCAGGTTAAGCATCGACCGCAGCAACTTCCAAGCGAAATCGCGTACGGGTCGACCACGCCGGTCGTCGTTCGGGGAAATGTCCGCTAGCGTAGTATTCGCACCAATGCCTCCGCTGCCCTCCGTCAATGAGACAAGTCCATCGCGGCCGGCGATGCTGCCATGCTCGCGCAGCGCCTTGTCGGAGGCGCTGCACTGCGGAGTCTTGGGTCGACGCGTCGGGATGCTTCCGAACCCTCTCAGGATTCGGGTCGACGCGGAGGCGCATCGCCGGCCGCACACGGCGCCGCAGCGTCTTGGAACGCGCGAGGTCGCCGTGAGCCATGAATTGAAAAATCAGGAAGGAGGCCCCAGCGCCTTGCGAGGTGGGAGAAGAAGTCTTCGTCGCTTCAGCATCCTGCCACGGCGACTGGACGACTTAGGACACAATTCCTATCCTTGATTTATGGAATACCGCAACCGCCCTCGCGGTGCAAGCCTCCATGCGCTGAAATGCATTCGGTTTTTGTTTTGCCCACCGGAAACTTTGCAGCGGGCTGCTTCTCCGAGCGTGCCTCCGCAGAGACGAAAGTCTTGCAGGCTGATGGGTCACGCTTCTATGTCGTCCGCCAAAGAAAGCGCTTCGCCAAGGACTGGTCAAATTTTGTTGTACAACCGTATATTATAATTTCCTTGCATAAGACATTGGCCTCTGCTTCAATTCCCACGAGGCTGATGTTCAAGGGCTTGGGCATACTTCAATCGATAATGTCTCGCACGGAAGGAGGCAGTTTCGGCGTCGCGCTGTCACCGATGCCGGGGTCCGACCGTGTCGAATACTTTGAATTCATTTAAGTACTGAAAATATAGGCCCAACTCTCGGCTTTATACCGGGAACTAGACTAGCCCTCCAAGCATTGCCTTCCCGAGAGAAGGAGATTTATCCATGCGTAATCATTGGATGTATGTCGCCATCGGATTTGTTGCCGGCGCCGGATTGTTTCTCACCACCGCCTGGCAGCGCACACCTCCGGTCGAAACCGCTCAGTTCGCCACCATAAAGCTCGAAAAGACTGATCGTCCGCAGGGCCCCGCCGTCCAGGCCTCCTTCGTCATGGAGCGTTTCGGCCCGGCACGTGCAGTCGAATAGACTCTTCAACAGCGGATACCTGGAGCTAAACAGACTGAGCGTCCGCTTGCGCGGATGCTCTGCCGAGCGCCTCTGCATGATTCCTTAAGATCGGAATCGATTTAAGGACAAAATCATGCAGCTACTCACAGTGCTTCAGCGACCTTTGCGCGTTCGATTGGACACGCGGCGCTGTAGCGCGTTCGTGTCGCATGCTCTGTCTTGCCTTTCGCCCCCGAATGCGCAAGTTACTACGGCTCTGAGCGGCTGAAGGGACGACCATTGGCCCCCACGGCGATTGCGGTCGCGGTTCTGCGGCCGGAGACGATAATCGAGGAAGACAGCTTTGAATTCGGACAACAAACCCGAGGCCACTATCCGGGTCGAGAAGCGGATGAACGGACGTTGGGCATTCGTGCTCAGCTATCGCGGCGTGACGTATCCGGCGCAGGGTCAGTTCAGCACTCAGCTACAGGCGCAAGCTGTCGCCCATGCCGCCATGAAGCTCCTGCAAAAGCGCGGCTGAAGCCAAGCGAGGAAGTGTGAAGCCGCTTTCCGCCGTGAGTGCGTCCGGCTTAATTGTAAGGCGAGTTGCACGCACGGCGCGGGCCGTCGAAAGGCTGGAAGGTGTTGTCACTCGAGCGATACGATCGATAGCGGTCGTGGCACCACCGTGCATGCGCATTTCCGCCGGATAGAACCGTTTGCCGCCGACGTGAGCGCAGTTCGTTGATTGTACCGAGCGGCGGCCCAAGAGTTACGCCTGCGTCTATGTTGATGTCGGTGCCAGGCGCGAAACGCGGACCGGAGTTCAAGTAGCGGTTCCGCAAGAACTGCTGATACTGTCGCTCGACGAAAAGATCGTGCCGGTAGGTACCTCCGCAATCACCGATGCACGTCTGGGGCTGGGCCTGCGACGCGCTCGTAGCCGCAGCCAGAACCGCCAGGACGATGGTGGTCGCAATCTTCATCGACTTCACTTTTCTTCTTTCAACGAAGGAATGACCTGCACTCACTATACACTACCCGACGCGAGCGTTGCGCCAATTTCTTGTGAGCGCAGTTGAACGGCGCACCCGGACACACTGTCTTGGCCGAAGACGAAGGGCGCCGGAGCGCGATGCCATCACCTCCTCAGAGCGCTCCAGCGTTCCTGTGCCCCCATCACATCCAACGCGGATCCGCTGCCGCCGCGGACCCGTAGTTAGGGAAGCGGCGAGATCGAGGCACCTTCAAAGCCGTAAACGCCCGACATGTAGGATAATATTCCTATCTTAGGTCAAAGCAATGATCCCCCTTCGCATATTCGCGCAAGCCCTTGTCGAAGAGCAGCGCATTCAATCCCCGCTTTAGCCACAGCAATTGCGCCTCCGGCATCATCCTCAAGCCTTCATAGTCCATCACGCAGACGTTGAAGACGGTGGTCTTCACTTGACGCCCCTCCTCGCACCCGAGCAGGAGTCCTTCCGGTCGCATCATTCGTTCGGCAGATTTCGCAGCCATCCGGGCGCGCTCTTCCTTCTGTTCGCCCGGATGTCCCTGCACGCGTCCGATGTCCTGGGCCCTGACGCTCGGAAATGGAATGCCTGTGATATGGTAATAGCGCACCATCGCCGCGGCATAATCGTCGCCGGCTTCGCGCTGCTGCTCGGTGATCCGCCCGTCGAGAAACAACCGCCCGACCGTGTAGCCCGCAAAGGCGCTTCTGGTTTCAAGCCCGTGCATGCGCTTGCGCGCCGCAAGCGCCACCGCCATGGCCTCCTTCTCGCTTTCCTGTTTCGACCACCCCGGCTTGATCTTGCCGCAGGCAAAGCGCTCGGCATTTGCCTTGCGTGGGCGTCCAAGCTGTGCCTTGCGCTTTGCACGCAATTTCTGGGCCTTGGTCATCATGGGAAATCCTTTCGAGCATGTGTGGAAGAAACGTGGTCACGGTTGTCCGCTCCTGCCCCCTTCGCCGGATGAGCGGATGGAAGACGAATTGACTGTTTGCAGCGGGCGAGCAGACCTCGACGGCTCGGCCTGTTGAATCATCTAGGCGTGTCAGCCGCGCTCGCCCTCGACGTCTGGCTTGCGCACCGCCTCCAGAACCGTCGTATGATCGCGCCGAAAGATGCGGCCGATCCGCGACAATGAGAGATCGCCGCGGTTTTCGTAGATTGCGCGCATGCAGGCATGTCTCGGCTTTACCAGCCGGCGTTCGCGCCGCACGCTGATGACATCCTCCCAACTCACCCCCGGGAAATCCGTGAGCACGGCGGCAACGATCTCCTCGACCGTCGGCCGGTCGCCCTCGCTGTAGTCGTCCGGAACATCTGCGCTCCGGCCGGAAAGCAGTGCCTGCGCCTGCGCCAAGAGCCGCGCCTCGGCATCGGCAAGGTCGACCTCCAACGCTGCGATCCGCCGGGCCTTCGCCGCGTTGTCTGAAGCAAGTTCGGACAGTTGCCTTTCGAGCTGCTCGACCGGGCCGGATCGGCCGACCGCCCTAGCGGCGCGGGTGAGCCGCTCCCGCACGGCACAATAGTGCCGCTTCTGTCTCGCCAGTTCCGAATGCTCCATCGTCGCTTCTCCTTCCAAGGTCAGAGTCGACCCAGCGCTCCGTGGCGCCTCATGAATCTTGCACAACCTGAAATGACACTGTATATGTCGCGATGTCAACATGATTTATGTTACTCGTGTTGCTATGGATCGTGTCATGAGCGAAAGAGCGGAAAGATTGCGCCAGGCGCGCATTAGGGCGGGCTATCAGTTTGCCTCCGACGCGGCGAATGCCCTTGGCATGGTCGCCTCGACCTATCGCGCCCACGAAAACGGGCAGAACGAGTTCGAGCATTCAGAGGCCGAGGTCTACGGCCGCAAGTTCAATGTCGATCCATACTGGCTATTGAGCGGCAAGGAACGGCAGATGGCTGGTGAGGGCGCCGCACCTCCCGGCATCACGGATGCCGGCCCCCCGAACGGCACGATTGTTGACAACCTCATCGGTCAAGGAAAAAAGATCCCGGTCTTCGGCCAGGCCGTCGGTGGAGTTGATGGTGAATTCATAATGAACGGCAATGTGTTGTACGAAGTCATGGCCCCGCCGATTCTTGCTGAAGTTTCCGGCGCCTATGCGGTGTCGGTGTCAGGCGATTCCATGTCTCCGCGCTATGAGGACGGCGAGATCTGCTTTGTCGACCCGACCCGCCCTGTCAGACGGGGCGACTACGTGATCGCCCAGATACGCCTGGAAGAAGACGGCGCTCCCCTCGCCTACGTCAAGAGGTTCGTGCGCCACAACACTTCCGAACTGGTGCTGGAGCAGTTCAATCCGCCGAAGGTACTGCGCTTCGACGCGCACACTGTACACTCCGTCCACTACATCGCGCTGGCTGGCAACGCGTAGCTATACGGGCGTGCCGACGCCCTCCCCTTAGCCACGCTAATCCTGCCCCTCGGCAGGCATCCCTCTAAGACGTTGGAGCTTCGATAACACACCCGATGAATACGGACACAACACGAACCATGTTGACACCGATTGCATCAGATGTGATGTTGTCTCCAACATAGACAACACGGAAAGCGCGCGGTGCATACTGCAGCAAGAGCTTTTCCGTATTCAGAGGAGAAGAAGCGCCGCATGTCCGTTCCCCGCATCAAGTCCGATCTCCATGGCCATGTCGATGAACTCTTTTCGGCCGATCTGCTGCAATCGAGCGATGCGGAAAACCAAGCGGCGCTTAAGAGCTTTCTCTCATCCACCTATTCCAGCCTCGCCTCGCTCTCCTGGCATCTCGGTGCCGATGGAGATGTCCTGCAACGCGAAGCCCGGCCGGCAGCCGAACTCGTGGACGACGTCTTCTTCACCCTCAACCGTGAGCGCGAATTTTCCGGCGCCGATTGCGAATGCGTGCAGGGCCTTCTCGGCACGCACAATTCTCGCCAGCAATTCGGAGGTACGCTCTGATGCGGGCAGAAACCTACGCCATCGTAAATCTCGCCGCTTTGAATCTCATCGAAGCCGCCAGTGCCGCCTATTTTGCGACCGAGAAGGAGGCAGCCTCCCGTCACGAGTTTCGCGTCCGTCAAATGCTGCGGAAAATCGCTGCAGCTCTCGGCTACGAGGTTGCCGAAGTGGGCTGGCAGGAGAGCCAGCCCGAGCGCCCATCGGAAGGAACGTCGCCCGAGGTCGCCTCTTCCTCCGGCCTTAGGCTCGTATCCACCCGACCAGTCGAATCAAAGATGTCGCTATGA